TTTACAGTAAAGAGACCACATCTATTTAATAAAAATCCCCTCGGAGATCAGCTCTCTGAGGGGTGAATATTGTATCATTTTCGTGTATATTTATAATATGTAAAAATATTATAGGTTATTGCTATTTGGTGGCCCGGATTGCAGTAACCTATAACATATCCGTAAACCCTTATAAACAGAGGGCTCACGAGATATAAAGGTGGAAGATCAGTTTGCCGTTTTTCTTGTCATAAACGATATCCTCTACCAAACTTCTCATAAAAATGCCTTTCGTATCATAGTCTATCGCATCATTTTTAATCACATCGTATACAGTTTGCACGTTCTTGAGCACATCAGATTTTGTTTTCGTATCTCCATTATTCTTGTCGAGATTTTCCAGTTGCATCAAAATATCTTCCCTGTCTTTTTGCAGACGCTCTTTGTTCCGTTTATATTCTTCCAAAGTATCTACTTCATTCTCATAAGCGAGACGGATCCGTTTCTCTCTGTTTGAAATCTTATCAAGCTCAGACAGGAGCGATTCACGTTCTGATATCTTCTCACCGGTCTCAGCAGAGTGGTAGGAGTATTCAAAATCCATACCGGAAAGAAGTTTTTCAAAATACTCTTCCAGTGCAGCGATCACTTTTTTCTCTGATATCGAACAGGATTCGGTATGTATTCCTTTACTGTACTTATAACACTGGAAACCAGGTGAGTGCCTGTTTGCACCATTGTAGGCGAGAGAGGCCCCGCAGTATCCACATTTTAAAATCCCTGATAACCAATGTTTACATGAGGATACATCACGGCGTTTCAGTGGCTTGTATGTAGTCTGTATCTTTTTCATGCGGGCTTCGAAGCGTTCTTTTGAGTAATGGACTTCATGCGTTCCCATGAATGTTATTCCATTCCACGCGACAAGACCATAATAGAATGGATTTTTCAAGATTCTTTCTACGCTACGGGATTCGAAAGGGTTCCCTCGTCTTGTGCGGACTCCCATATCGTTTAGCTTTCTTGTTATCTTTGTGGTATCTGAGTTGCGGTAATCAAATTCATCACAGATAAAGTCTACAATCTTCATTTCGTCTTGATCAATTTTATAAGGATCTCCGTTTCCAACAGCACGATACCCAAAAGGTGGGGACATCTGGTATCCTTTTTTTGTAGCCTTTTCTTTCATCCCTCTTAGGACTTCGCCAGAAAGCCGGATAGAGTAGTATTCATCCATCCATTCAATGATTCTCTCGATTAAAGAGCCGAATGGACCATCTATCAAAGGTTCTGACACACTCACAACATCAACGTTGCTTTGCTTCCGCAGCAGGGATTTGTATACGATAGATTCTTCTTGATTTCTTGCGAATCTGCTGAATTTCCAAACCAGAATCACATCAACCGGATGATCGGATGATTTTGCAAGCCCGATCATTTTTTGAAATTCCGGCCGTTTATCGGCTTTTCTTCCTGATATCCCAATCTCAAAGAAAACTTTCAAAATGATAATATTGTTTTTGGCAGCATATTCCCGTAATAGTTTCTCTTGCGAATCCGGAGAAAGTTCTTCCTGCTTATCAGTGGATACACGGACGTAACCATAGGCATATCTTGCGCTCATTTTAGATCATCTCCTCATTTAATTTATGTAAAAATAGGTACAAAAATAACAGCCAGCACATGAACAAATGTTCTGGATTGTGTAGCTGTCCCGAAGATGATACAATATTCTTGGCTTCAGATTGCATATCTTCGGATATGTATTACCGTCTCGGTGTTGGTAGCACCGGGGCGGTTTTTATTTTATTCTCCTAAAGAATTTAATGAATTCATTATGTCTTCTGTGCTCATTCCGGCAGAAGAGTCAGTGTACTTTTTGACGCGGTTATATTATTTTAGCTCCTTTTTTACGGTTGCAACGCCAACAAAGAGTCTGAAGATTATCTTCTGTTGTCAGTCCACCTTTAGAAATTGGAACTATATGGTCTATCTCAAGCAGTAAATTTGGTTCTTTCTCTACGGATGCACCGCAGTTTTTGCATGTAAATTCATCACGTTCTTTAATTTTCTGTCTCAGCTTACTTGTCATGAGTGCTCGTTGGCCGGCTGCGCTTTTATTGAATTTTATTTTTTCCGAAAGAAATATCACAAAACGATTCAGATTATCAATATCCATCACAACATCGCACTGAGTAGAAGCATTTCCACCAGGGCTTACATATTTAAAAATATACTTCGGAAAATACGCAGTCCCCATATCAATTTCATCAAACCCGAGTTCTCTTTCAAGCTTTGTTTTACCTATTTTCCTTATAAGTAAGGGAACTTCACTCTGAATACTTTCAATTATTCCGTTTTTTTCCGTTTTTAGTTTAGTTTTTCCCTCTTCAGCAGCTTCAAAATTATTCAGAATATTTTCGAAAGCAGACAAATTTTCTTCAGTCGCCTTTATTCCGAAATATTTACATATATACTCAAACGGCTTTTTCTTTGCATTATTGCACACAGTACGAGAGCAGTCGTGGATGTTCGGCAAATACTCCTGATTATTTAAGTGTTTCCGCTTGTAGTTCCATTTACTCCTATCTCTATAAAGCGCGTCGCCATAGTCTGTTTGGGTCGAAACAAGTTGTGTATGTTTCAGACGTTCGATATGACCGTTCAATTCGTTGCAATCATTTATGTATGACTCTATTCTATCTTTTATTTGTAAAAACTTTCCACTTTTATAATAAAATAGTTCATACATCTTCCACGCAATAAAAATAAGCGCCAATACTACAAAAACAGGCCATATTTCAATTGCGACTCCAATAATTATCAGCACAATAATAAAACCTATAAATTGCATTAGTTTCCCTCTTTTCCCCTGCATTTCGCGTTATTTTATAATGTGGTTATACTACTCCATATATCTTTTCACAACGGTAATCAGCTGATCACGATATTTATATAGATCATTGAGTGTTTCGATGTAAAAACGTTCCATTTTCTTATTTTCATCTGGAATGAATAATTGCTTGTTTTTCTTGTCGAGATTTATCCTACAAATAGGCTTTCTATTATTATCTTTGTACAAGATTCCAAAGTAGCTCTCTGTATCTCTATGTACTACATCGTTAACATCTACGGTTCCGGCGAGCATACCTCTTACAATGTAGAATGATTCGATTTCTTCTTCCGTAGTTACGATTTTTGATACGGGTTCTTCTGTGATTTCTTCTGTTTCTGTTTTTTCATCATCATTATCCTTTGATAAAGCAGAAGATATCTTGTTATTCACGATTTCATTCACAAATGAGGAGAACGCCCTTTTTACAACAGGAGTGAATTTTTCTATCACTCTTTGGTTCTTCTGTCCGTCATATATATTCGTGAGTACAAGCCTTACAAATTCTTCTGATGGTGATTCAAATTCATCTGACAACACACCTTTTATGAGCGAACTATATTTCAACTCTTCAGCTGTGCTGAATATTTTTTCTCTGTCGAAATTTTCCTTGCAAAACTTCCTTAATTCATTTATGGAAGAGTCTTTTAGGCTGAGCATGTTTATTTCAAGGAATGGAACCAGATCCATTTTATTCGCTTCTTCCAAATCCGTGTAAAATCTGTATATAATCCCGTTTGTCAGAATGCCGAATTTGGCAGGAGACGTTCCAAAATATCTGAATAGTTGTGAAGAATGTTTATCTAGCTGTTCGGAACAACTTTTGCATTCAATTAGAATGTTTGGTTCTCCATTATCCAAAATTGCATAGTCAACCTTTTCCCCTTTTTTAATGCCAACGTCCGCTGTATATTCCGGGCAAAACTCCAGTGGATTGAATACATCGTACCCAAGTATCTGAAACATAGGGACGATTAAAGACATTTTTGTTGCCTCTTCGGTAGATACAGTATCTTTCATCAGTGATACGCGCTCCGAAAATTGTTTAATAGATTCGATAAACTCCATATTTCCTCCTTTTTGTACCTCACACCACTTCATTCTATATAAACGCTGTAGCGATTATATCATTCAAAATCTTTCAATCTTAATTCAATCATTCTTTTATGATAACCGAATAATCTAGATAATTGATCAGTAGTAAAATCCAGATGTTCTTCAATATCAGAATCTTGGATAAGTAAATTCAAAGCGAAACGATCAGCTTCCGTTTCAAATTTACTTGTCACAAAATTTGTTCTCGTATCCATGAATATAGCATTGCTATCTTTATGTAAGAACAAATGGCCAAGTTCATGAGCGATTACAAATAATAGTTCATTCTCTGGCAATCGTTCATCCACGTATATGATGTGGTTCCTCTGAAAATAGTGGTAGAACCCACGAACTCCGTCTAATGGATGGAAAACAAGTATTGCATCCATTGCCTTTACAATTTCAAGAGGATTTCTTGTGCCGTATTTTTGAACGATTTCATTCACACGTTCCTTAATATCCATAAGTATCAATCCTTTTTATACTTTTTAGGCGTATATTTCTCTTTGTTCTTTTGTTTTGCCATTTCCATTCCAATTCTCATAGCTGAGAGAATAGAATCTATTGCTTCTGGGGATGCTGGATCGCCATCAAACATCAGGCCGTCTTGTTTAAGCAATGCTTCTGTATCATTCAAAATCGCTTCTATTTGTTTGGAATCTCTTTTTGTAAGAGAAGTATTGCCAGTTGCTTTTTGACGTTCCGGCTCTTTTCCTGTTTGTAAATACTCAACTGATACGCCAAAATAGTCGGCGATTTTTTGCATTTTATCAATTTTAGGAGTACTTAGTCCACGTTTCCAATCGCTTAGAGTTGACTGCGAAACTCCTGTTTCCTTACTCACCTTATAAGGAGTTACTCCGTTTTTCTGTAGTAATTCACTAAAAACCTCATACATAATTTGTTCACCTTTCATAAAAATAAACAATACTAAAGAAAACCGATAAAAAGTAATTGACTAAATCGGATTCACGTAGTAATATATGAGCATACACAAGAAAACCGTTGCAGTTTTCGGTGTATATGCTACGAACTGTTTATATATTTTGCTTGACAACCGAAGTATATCACATTTCCGTAGTAATTGCAACAACTCAAGATGTGAAAGGTGGTGTGAAAATGTACCAAAGATTTTTAGAACTATTGTGCAAAACAAACAAAACTCCGTATCGTGTGTCAAAAGATACAGGGATATCGCAATCTGCATTATCCGACTGGAAAACAGGGAGAAGCAAGCCGAAAGCAGATAAGCTAAAAATCTTAGCCGATTACTTCGGTGTATCAGTTGAGTATTTTTTGGAGTAGGAGGAGGTAAAGAGGATGAGTAACATTGGCCATGAAGGGAATGATGGCACAACAATGACGCAAGAAGAGCGCAACGAATACTTATTAAAATACGAAAACTTCATTCATTGCGCTCGGTGCAAAAATTTAATACACAGTTCAAACAAATATTGTCAATATTGTGGGTGTCCTAATGAAAAAGAACTCCAAGCTATTAAAAAAAGCAAGGAGCTCAGTTCCGATATTGTGCTTAATGGAAAGAT